GTTAGTGATAGTTTTCATGCGTATACTAAAGTGTTTGATGAGATGCATTCTAGGCTTGAAGAAGCAGATGTATTTGACTATTACTCAATGAAACATTTTGAAAACCCATATGAAAATAGAGGTATCAATTATTACCCTATGGTAAACCAGACTAGTATAGAAGACTGGAATAAAGATTTACATAAGTTTTTAGAACGTAAACCTTTTGAAGATATGGAGTTTGAAGATATATTTTTTAGTCACGTAGCCGTACCTTTACAGGACGCTTGGTTTTTACACAAGCAAGGTGAAACTGATGACGCTATGTCTGAAGTACAAAACTGTATAGCTACAGACTGGGCAACCGCAGGGTTTGATTGGTTGTTAAGGAGGGCTAAGTGAGTGGTAAGATATATCAGTGGTCATACAGTAGACTTAGTACCTTTGAAAAATGCCCTAAAAAAGCACACTTTGCTTATGTCAGGAAAATTAAAGAGCCTGGAAATAAGGCTATGGATAGAGGTAAAAATATACACACTATGTGTGAGGACTATATAAGAGGTAGGTATGAAGAGATACCTAAAGAACTAGCAGACTTTGAAGAAGCCTTTGACGTACTAAAAGAACTGCACCTTAAAAGTTATGTTACCTGTGAGGGTGATTGGGCTTTTGATATAGACTGGAAACCTGCACCGTGGTTCGGTGATACTACGTGGGGTAGGGCTAAAGTAGATGCGTTTGTACATATAGACGGCACAGACACAGCTAGGGTTATAGATTTTAAAACAGGTAGATATGACGGTAATCAAGAAGTACATAGAGAACAGTGTGAGTTATATGGTGCGGTTGTGTTAGAACGTATGCCTGAAATAAAAACTATTACTACTGAACTTTGGTATTTAGACCATGGTAAGATAGACAGATATGAATATAGTGATGATAATATAGTACACAAACAAAAGAAATTAAATGACCGAGCAATTATTATGACTACGGCTACTGAGTTTCCAGCTAAACCTAGTACTTTCGGTTGTAAGTGGTGTTACTTTGGTAAGGAGAAAATGTGTGATGACAGGTATGAATGATTTATTTAATATGATACGTGGCGGGGCTATAAAACGTTACCACACTTTAGAAACTATAGGTGAACAATCAGTAGCTTCTCATTCTTGGGGCGTGGCTATGATACTACAGTATTTAGAGCCTAACGTAAGTAAAGAAGCCATATTAAGAGCTTTAACCCATGACGTAGCCGAACTGTTTACTGGAGACATACCCGCCCCTGTTAAGTGGGCTAACCCAGATTTAGTAGAAGTATTAAAAAGGATAGAGGATAAATACGAAAGTGATATAGGTATAGGGTTTAAGTTAAGCCCAGAAGAAACCGCTTTAGGTAAACAAGCTGATATGTTTGAGTTGTTAGTATTCTGTGTACGTCAAAGACGTTTAGGCAATACTAATATGAATGAAGTTTTTAGCAACGGTGTTGAGTATTTAGCATCAATTAATTTGAATAAACGGGGTAAGGCGTTGCTAGGTTACCTCACCAAAATATATGGAGGTATATAAATGGAAGGAAGTGATTTTGGTTTTATTAAAAAACTAGCTAATGATGACGTAACAGGCTTAGTGAAGGCTCAAGAAAGTTATGGTGATAGTTGGCGTAGTCGTGGTGGGGTAGGTGCATTTATGATGTTAGCCCGTAAGTGGGATAGGATAGAGAATCAAGTAACTAAAGACGGTTACGATATATTTAAAACTATAACTAATGACCCTAGTAATGACGGCATACTAGATGACATACGTGATTTACGTAGGTATTTACTATTAGTAGAATCTCAGTGTAGTGAAAAACCTTACGAGGATAACACAGAGTATTTTGGGCAATGATTAGAGGTATAACTTTTAGTGCGTTTGATTTATTTCATGCGGGGCATGTGAGTATGTTATCTGAGGCTAAACAAGAATGTGATTACTTGATAGCCTGTATACACGCTGACCCCAGTAAAGAAAACTCAAACAAAAATAAACCTATACAAAGTTTATTAGAACGTCAAATACAGGTAAACGGTTGCAGATACGTAGATGAAACTTTAGTATATGAAAACGAAGAAGACTTACGTAATATACTAAGGACTGTGCCTTGGGACGTAAGAATTATAGGCGAAGAATATATGAATAAACACTTTACAGGTAAAAAAGAATTTAACATACCTAGTAAAAAAGTTTACTACAATTACAGGCAACATACGTTTAGTAGTAGTGAGTTAAGAGATAGAATTATATGCAAAGACAAGTAAGTTTATTTACGCCTGAGGTGGACTGGACTCCTCCCTCTAGCCTACCAGACCTGAGTGGATACAGTGAGGTAGCTATTGACTTAGAGACATACGACCCACTATTAATGTCTCATGGTCCATCTTGGGCATTCCCAGACGCTGGGTACATAACTGGTATAGGTATAGCGACTAAAGACTTTAGTTTATATTTTCCTATACAGCATGAGGGCGGGGGTAATTTAGATAAAGGTTTAGTACTTAGGTGGTTAACTAAACAAATGACTTATAAAAACGATAAAATATTTCATAACTCTTTATATGATGTAGGTTGGCTAAAACGCTACGGTATAAAAGTACACGGCAAAATACAAGACACTATGTTCGCAGCCCCATTAATAGATGAGAATCAATATAGTTACTCACTTAATAACTTAGGTGAAAAATATTGTGGAGAAACTAAAGATGAAACTTTACTTATTGAAGCAGCAGAAGCATATGGGTTAAACCCTAAAAGTGAGATGTATAAACTGCCTGCTAAGTATGTTGGTCCGTACGGTGAGCAAGACGCAGAACTAACCTTAAAGTTGTGGCAGGTATTTAAAGAATTAATTAAACTAGAAAACGTGGGTAAGATATACGAACTTGAAACTTCATTAATACCCATACTATTAGACATGAGATATAAAGGCGTACCTGTTGATCTTGATGTAGCAGAGCAAGTAAGTAAAAAATTAAAGACAGAAGAAAACCAGATACTAAACGCTATCAATAAAGAGTTCGGTATGAAACCTGACCTATGGGCAGCACAGTCAGTAGCTACGGTATTTGATAGAGCAGGGCTAAGTTACCCACGTACACCTAAAACTAACGCTCCGTCTTTTTCTGGTGATTGGTTAGAAAGTCATGACCATAAATTAGCTAATAATATAGTAAGAGCACGTAAGCTAAATAAAGCTAGAACTACGTTTATAGATAAAATGATACTAGAACATAACGTAAACGGTAGAATACACGGGGAACTTCACCCGTTACGTAGTGACCGTGGAGGTACAGTAACAGGTAGGTTTAGCAGTAGTAACCCTAACCTACAACAAGTACCAGCCCGTAACGAAGACATAGGTCCACTTATACGTAGTATCTTTGTACCTGAAAAAGACCACCACTGGGGTGTGTTTGATTATTCTCAACAAGAACCTAGACTTACTGTGCATTACGCTTCCTCTACAGAACAAGAAGGTGCAGAAGATGCCGTAGATGCCTACCGTAATAAAGACGCAGACTTTCATCAGGTAGTAGCAGACATGGCTAACATAAGCCGTAAAGAAGCCAAGATTATTAATTTAGGTTTGAGCTACGGTATGGGTAAAGACAAGTTAGTAAAACAATTAGATTTATCTATGCAAGAAGCAGAAGTATTATTTGACACATATCATAAAAGAGTACCTTTTATCAAAGGGTTACGAGATCAATGTGCTAGGATAGGTGCTAACCGTGGATATATAACTACTATAGCTGGGCGTAAATGCAGGTTCAATTTATATGAGCCTATGAAAGAAAGAAACATTCCGTACCCTTACGAAAAAGCAGTTACTGAGTACGGTAGTCAAGTTAAAAGAGCGTACACGTATAAAGCTATGAATAGACTTATACAAGGTTCAGCAGCAGACATGACTAAACAAGCTATGGTTGAACTATATGGCGAAGGCATATTACCACATACCCAAGTACACGACGAGTTAGATATATCAGTTACTGACCCTGACCAATGTGAACTTATTATGAAAATTATGTCAGAATGCACACCTTTACGTGTTCCCAATAAAGTTGATGCAGAGATAGGTAAAAACTGGGGACAAGCAACAGTTCATTATAAGGAGTATTTTAATGAGTAAACGCACAGAGAAAGATGACATGTATCTTACTATTTATAAAAATTATTCGAAAGACAACATGACTCTAGAAGAGATAGGTATTAAACACGGAGTCACTAAGGCACGAGTATGGCAAATAGTCAGGTTCAGTCAATTAGGTGAAGGTGATTATTACACAGGTTATAAAGCTTACATGAATAAGAAGTCACAGATAGACGGTACACCTGAATTAACAACTAAACAAAGAAGCACCAAACTAAGGGCGTGGTTAAATAACCAAGATATACGCCTTATAAAAGGTAAGTACGACTCTTCAACCGTTAGTTAATTATCTTTTAGATTATCCTTTTAATCACTAGTGAGCTAAACTAAAGTAAGGGTAGTTAGCTAATGACGGCTAACATAACAACCTTTAAGGAGGTAAATTATGGCAGCAGCCGTAGAAACAATGGCTTATGCAGGGGAAGTACCTTGGCATGGGCTAGGCGTTAAAGTTGATAATAACTTAACACCTGAAGAAATGTTAGTTGAAGCTGGACTTGATTGGACAGTTAGTAAGCGTGAAATATTTACATATGATGACGCTGACCCAGATAAGTCTAACGACTTAATTATGGCACCTAACCACTCACTATTAGTACGTGATAGTGATAATACAGTCTTTGGACCATGTGGACCAAAGTTTATACCAACCCAAAACCGTGACGCATTTACGTTTTTCAAAAAGTTTACCGACGCAGGTAATATGAGTATGGAAACTGCAGGTTCGTTAAAAGACGGTCGTCAAATATGGGGTTTAGCTAAAGTTGATGAAAGCTTTACCTTACCAGGAGACGACAGGGTATTAGGTAACTTGCTTGTGTCAGTTAGTCACGAGTGGGGTAAGTCTAATGAAATTAGGTTTACGCCTATAAGAGTAGTATGTAATAATACGTTAAGTATGGCTTTAGCTGATAAAACTCAGCCACATTTTAAAATGGCACATACTAAAGCGTTTGATGCAGACCTTATAGTAACTGCAGAGCAGGCACTAGGTTTAGCAAGTAACCGTATGAAAGAGTACAAAGAAGCAGCAGAGTTTTTATGCAGTAAAAAGTATAATAAAGATACTGTGGTTTCTTATATAGCTGACTTAATGCAACCTAAACTAGCTATGCAACAAAGGTTGCTAGAGCAAAGTAAAACTGAAAAAACATACTTAGCCCGTGCTACTATGTTAGATGAGTTTCAGCGTGCACCTAGTAAGGTATACGAAGCGTTAGAACTACAGCCAGGAGCCAACTTAAAAAGTAGTGCTGGTACTTGGTGGGGTGCTATGAATGCCGTAACCTTTGTCGTTGACCATAAGTGGGGACACGACCGTGACGCAGCAATGCATAACGCTTGGTTCGGGGCTAGGGCTAGTCTTAAAACTAGGGCTATGACTCAAGCTATTGACTATGCTAAGGCAGCATAATGACTAACGAAGTTAGTTTTGTTTACTTCCTACCTGACTATCCTAGTCGGGTAGTGAAGTTTTATATGAGTGAGATGCATAAAGTAAGAGGCGGTGGTATAGCTATAGGCGACCCTGATATTATGGCACCAGCCTTACCAATACAACAAGCTGAAAAGTGGTATGAAATCCACACAGGTAAAAAGAAAACATTTAAGGACGTTAAAACTGGTCAAAGAACTTTATATAACGTACTTATGAAAAAAGCGGTAAAAATGGAGGAGGAAGATATGTCAAATAAATACAGACAAGTACCGAAGATTGATATACCTAAACCTAATAACTATTGTAAGACTGTACGTGGTCGTGATCCTTACGACACTAGTCAAATACTTACTAGGACTGATAAAATGCCTATGAGTCAGAATAATAAAGACAGACTTAAGAAGTATGAAGGTAAACCTACTATACAAGATGTTTTAGATAAAGGCATACTGAACCTTAACGATATTAAGTACGATATTAAGCTAGGTTATATAACTAAAACATCTAAGGTTAAGGCGTAATATAAGCCGTTTTAAGCGTTTGAATAGGTTAATAGGGTATATAGCCTTACTTACTAATTCATACGCTTAAAAACCTTTAAATTAATTACTGATAATCCTTTACTGATTTATATTCAGTAGGTATTATATTAATAATATATAAATATGGAGTTAATATATGGAAAATCAAGACACAGTATGGGTAGTAAGCTACGGCACTACCTCACTAGATAACAGAAGTGAAGTTATATGTTATGACGAAGACTCTGTAGAAGCAGCATGTATGAATCTAGATGACAGGTATAACCCTGAAACTATATACGTATTCACCAGACCACATACCAGTGAGACACACGGGTATTTCTGGAAAGGAGGGCATATACTAGTCAATGGAAAATGATACTCAAATACCAATACCTAGTAGGTCAGAAACTGCACCTCAAGTTTATCACTTTTATAAACTAAACGTAGGTGACCACATGGATATAAAAGCCGAAGACCCAGAAAATTTAAAAAGGGTGCGTGGTGCTGCTAGTATATACGGTAAACGCAATGATAAATCTTTTGTTACACGTAGCGTGTTTCATGAGGGTAGGAAAATATTAAGGTTATGGAGAACGAGGTAGTATCATATTTACGTTGCGCTTGTCCAAAGTGTAAAAAACCTGTGACTAGTAAAGCACGTAAGTATTGTTCTGATAAATGTTTAAAAAAAGCTATGACGTTAAGAAATATGGAGACCTACAAAAACGTTTATTCTGGGTTTGGTGAAAATAGCGGACCTCGTAGTATGGTTAGTGAAAGTTCTATTAAGAAAAATGAAAGTTATATTATAGGTGACGGGCATTTTGCAGTTGACGATTATCCCGTTGACCCAGATATATTTGCTATAGCTGAAGCTAACCATGAACAATACGTTCTTGATAGAAATGAATATGAAGCTAGAGTAGTTATTGACGGGTTAATGATTTTTCAAGAAGAATATAATAAAAATCACAAAGTTTCTTATTCAAGGGAACAAGCTAAAAAGCGTGAAGATAATTTAACAGAAGACCAAAGAGTAGGTAGAAGCGTTAAAGCAAAACAATATCAAAAAGAAAATAGAGAAAGAATAAGTGCTAAACAAAGGGAAAGATACGCAGCAGATATAGAAAAACATAGGGAGTACTCTAGAAAATATTATGAAAACAAAAAAGAAATTATCGCCGAAGCAAGAAAAATACGCTCAAAACGTAGCTAAAGGCATGAGTAAAAAAGACGCTGCAGTTCAAGCAGGGTACAGCGAGAAAAACGCAAGCCGTGCTGGTTACGTTTTAGATTCTAAAGCTAACCCTTTAGTCAAAGAACGTATAGGCGCACTACAAGAAAAAGCAGCGAAAAAGGTAGAACTTGATTTAAGTACTCATCTTACTGACCTAAAAGATATAAGAGAAGGGGCTATGCGTAATGGTGCTTGGTCTGCTGCGGTTACTGCGGAAGTGGCTAGGGGTAAAGCAGCAGGACTTTACGTAAACCGTAGTGAGTTAACAGTAAATAGAGTGGATTCTATGTCAAAAGAAGAAGTACTTCAACGTATGCAACAACTTTACGATGATACTGGCGGTATATTACCGACTTACAAAATAATAGAAGGAGAAGCAGAAGTTGAAGGATAAATGGCACGGTGGTAAAGGCAGTAAAAGAAGACCAGAAAATAAAGACAAATATGATATAGCTTGGGAAAAAATATTTGGAGAGAAAAGGAAAAAAGAACCGCACATCAATGAGTTAAAAAATAAGTGACTAGTCATATAAGAGTCTGGATCACTAGTTTTACTGTGACTGATGAAAACAATGAAAGAAAAACTTTTAGTGGACCGTACATATTTGCTTTTAATTATAAAGAAGCCAAACTAGAAGCTGATTTATTAAGTGAAACAGCGGTATCTATTAATAAAGAAATAAAAATAGAAATAGTTGGTGAGTTAAACGAAGAAACGCAGTTACCCATACTGCACTAAGGAGTATTGAATGGATAGGTCAAAACCCTACAGAATTAAAAATACAATGTTAGCTATACAATCAGACTGGATGATTGATAAAACTACGTTAGCTATGATACAGGACGCTGAACCTGATATTATAAAATTTCACTCAGGCGACGGTACTCAAAAACTAGACATACCGTTACAAGAATATATAAAAGAAGAACTACCCGACGTTTACTCCGTGCCTTTATTTACGGAAGACTTCTGTGATATGATGCTAGATGAAATAAAAAACATGGAGCTGTATTTAGGGTTTAAAGAAAATGATGACGAGGACGAGTTAAGGCAAATACCTGAAATAACTCTGCAAGACAATATACCGCAACTAGCCTCTAACTTACATAGCGTAGCCCTTAACCATATGAATCCTTTATTTACCGCAGTGTGGCAACGTTACAGCTTAAAATATAATTCTATACAGTTAGCTAACTATAATCTAGCTAAAAGAGAGCAGGGTGAGTGGCATCATGACGCTAGTGCTGATATATCTTTAGTAGTGCCTTTAAATACTGGTGACTATGAAGGCGGAGGTACTGAGTTTCATGGTAGGGGTATAGTACCGCCATTACCACGTGGTCATGCTTTATTTTTCCCTAGTTTTACTCACATGCACCGTGGACTAAAAGTAGGCAAAGGTGACAGGTACTTATTGGTATTTTGGTTACTAGGTGCATACGATTAAACTTTACTATGTTAGGCATGTAAGGTTTAATTACTTTAATTAGTTAATTAACTAGTCTGATTTTTTCCACGTAGCGTGGGGGTTTGTACAGACTTTAAACAACAAAGCCACAATTTGCAGACAGTCGTTCGGTGTCTATAAAAGATAATGTTCGAGTGTGGGTACCACTATAACTACCCACCTTTTATATTAAGGAGTAATAATGAAAGACAGACCCAAGCTAACCTTAGTTAGCGACAACCCAGACATGAAGACATACTACGTACCACTAACACGTATAGAAGTTGATATATATCCAGTAATAGCGGATAGCTATGAGCAAGCAATACACAAAGCTAACTCAGGTAAAATGCAACCTATAGTTAAAAAGATAACGTTAGATGAGTCCCATACGAATGACGCATACCTAAGTTCGGTAGTACCTACTGAAACTTTATTCGCTAGACAAATAGACCACTTTGAACTTGATATAAAAGATTATGACTATCCTATACCTTCTAAGTGATGTTTATTATAGTTTACTTTTAACTTATAAGGAGTAAATTATGGATAGAGACTTAGCTAGAGAATTAGAAATATCACTCAGGCTATTAAAAAGGGTAGTCAACGCCAGTGAG